TTAAATAGTGGAATCCGCTTCCGTCAGATTTGCAATCAAGAACTTGCGGATGTTCCGTATAGAAAATGTCATTATTGATAGGTAACTTGTCAACTACCGATTTTTGCAATTTATCAATAGCGGAAGTATTTTCAAGTCCGTTTATATCCTTTTGAAATATTTGAAGGCTCACATAGGTGTCTCCGTATGCGTGCATATCTTCCATGCTACCGTTTTTAATGACAAGAAACGTATCTTGCTGCGTAGTCGTACTGCTTGGCCTATCAGTATAGTATATGGTAGTGAAAATATCCTTGAAATATGATTTCAGAGATTTCAATATGTCTAGTCTGTTGAATGTTGCCATAATTATTAGTTCCTTATTAAGTCCATAGCTCTTAAACCGTGCGCATAGAAATATGTACCAATCAGTATGTCGTTTCCTTTCTCTCTTTCAAGATATGAAGCATATTCGCTTCCGTTGACAACCGTTATAGAGTATTTTGATGAAGGTACACGACTTTTTAGGAAAGATATAGCATCCTCTTCGCTTACTCCTTTGTCGGTATCTATCGTTCCTTTGAATCCTCTGTTCCTTCCATCGTATGCTGGTTTAAGATATAGGTATTCTCCTGCCGTAATCTTTTTATGTCTTATGCTAGGCATGTTTGCTATCATCCTAGTAGTGACATAATAAACCAAAGAACCGTTTACATAAACACCTACTGCCGTACCAGTCCATGTGTTTCCAGTAAAAGAACCGCATTTGTATGTGTCATGCGCCTTAATAGCGAGCAAATCAGCATCATGTGCCAAAGATTTTACAACTCTTTCGTATATGATACGCTTAGCTTTCTCAAATCCTTTATTTAATGCTTCGCTATTGTTAGACATTATTAGTTCTTCGTTACAGAAACATATATGTGCATACCTTTTGTCTTAGTTCCGTCAAGACTTGTAACATTACCTTTCTCGTCTTTTGTGAACACACCATTAGAATTGTAATGAGTTATGTTTGTCACCTCCCAATCACTCACAGTACCCTTTATTTCTGCTATACCGTCATCTACAAGAACAACGTCTCCGAACTTTATCTTAACCTCTATAGGCATTGACAATAGCCATTGAGAAGTGTTTGCGGAATTAGCATAATGCTGGTCATCAAACTTATCAAGTTCTTTTCTACAACTTCCATTGTAAAGAACAGAATCTGTAAGCTCTCCGTCTTGGGCATCACCCGTCTGTCTGCTTATTATGCACGTATGCGGAAATCTTGGATTGTACATATCACATATCTATTATTCGTATAGTTGAAACAGAATTTTGTTTCTCTCCGTATTTATCGTATATAGCTTGCGCCATAGCACGTAACTGTCTTGCATCATAAGCACTGTGCTGTGTTCCTCCAGTCTCGCTAGTCCATCCTCCGTCGTTATCCCTTGAAGATGATATAGTGCTTGGCGTAGAAGCGCAATACAGATAAAGGTCTGCCGTGCATAGCTCTCTTATCTTTATATTCTCATCGGAATCTTGACTTAGAGAGTTTACATCTGTACCGGAAGAGATACCTCTGTCTACGAGAATACTTGCAATGGCAGAATCGGGTATCTCGTACCCGACCTTGCCACGCAAATATGTATCTATGGTCAAAAAAGCCATATATTATGCCGTTACGGTGAATATACCCATATATTGAGGCATAGAAGGAACGCACAGAACAGCCATTTCAGACTCTACGTACATTGTCTTTGTCTTGCTCTCGAATCTATTTGTAATCAGAGTACGGCCACCATCGAACCACGCAAGTCTCTGTGTCGGATCGTCGGTGAACACAATAGGTTGAACGGACTTGATTGTTCCAATCTGACCATTCGGGATGAAAGAAACATTCGTAGGAACAAAGTTTTCTATCGTTACCTGCGTTAGTTCCTTTGAAGCTGCATCGAACTTGTCTACTGCTGCCTTTGAATCGTAAGTCTGAATAGGACAACCGATAATACGCTCGATTGCAGCTTTCTTCGCATCATCTGTAAGATTACTTGCATACTCGTTAGCAACGGTGTCTGTAGAAGCTGCCGGATAAAGAGAATATCCGATACGTTTCAGAACTGCGCTATGTGTGAGCAAGTCGTCATACAAATCCTCTGCAATCTCAAAATGTCCTTCCGGGAATCCAGCCTTCTTGAACGCTTTCCTCTTATTCTTCAAATACATCAACGGGTCTGATGCACTTCCTTCATTTGCGGTAATATGCGTAGAAGTAGTCCACCATCTTGCTGTCGTTGCAAGTGTTTCCTTATTTGCAGTAGGAATACCGAAATCGAATGTGATACCTCTCAAACCACGAGGGTTGTTCTCCAAATCAATGGTGAACTGACCTGTTGAGTTGATACGCATTCTCTGATGTGTCAAAGCATTACGGTTACCGGAAAGAAGTTTGTCCGTACTTGTGTACAGAAGAGAAAGAAGAGCGTCTTGTGTTCCTTGTGTCAAAGCTGCGTCTCCGAATCTCTGTACCATAATCATGCGCTCACGAAGCATCTTCGTAGATACGGGATAACGGTGTTTCTGCGTAGGAATCTTGTTCGTACCGATTTTGAACTCTCCAAAAGACTTGTCGAGGCCTTCCGAATCAGCGTCAACATACACAGGAAGAGTATCAATACCGAGAGAGGTAATCAACTGCTCATAGGTGTAGTCAATCTGAATTTCATTATCCCACTGATAACCGTCAACGTTAAGCGTGTTGTATTTAGTTTTGAACTTGTCAACGAACTCTTGGAAACTATACGAGCCAAGACCGAATGACATCAAGTCATAATAGTTATTAACCATTGTTCTCATAGACTACCCTCCTTATGCTTCTTTAATTGCTACAATTTGCGGAAGAACAGCCAAAACCGTAGAAGGTATAGCCTGAACGCATCTGCTCACATAAATCTCACCAGCGTAAACGACGCAACCTGTAGCTGCTCCGTTAGTTCCTTTAACAGCATCGTCTACATAAATATCTTCTTTAAGCAGACCATTCACATCCGTAGGGGTTGTAGTTGCATCTGCCGCAGTTAAAATCTTAATTGTAGCATTAACAGCGTCGTACTTGCACATAGAACCGCTAGGAATAACAGTGCCCGATGCAAAATCGGACAAATTGGAAATCGTACCACCAACAGGATATGTTCCGGAAATCTCATGCCATATATTCTTTCCAGCTCCGTAGGTCTTTGAGGTACTTCCAAATGAATTGAAACTTCCCATAATCTAATTTGTTTTTGTGTTATTTAAAATATCTAATTCTAGTCAGCCTTTTGCCAGCCTTCCTCTGCTGCTTTTCGTGCAAAGAAATCGTCAACTGTTCTATTTCCTTCTTTTGAACCACTTCCGCTACCACCTCTGAATGGCAATGCTCCATCACGATTTACGTCGGAAAACATCTTCTCATACTTCGGAATAATTTCATTTACAGACGTACCGACATCTTTCTTCGTGTCGAAATCACCATGTTCAAGTTCAATAGCTCTGTAGTAAATCGGGTCGTAGACGAGACCTTTCTCTTCGATGGCCGCTTTAAAACTGTCCGACAAGTTTTTCTTGTAGATTTGCTGCGCTTCGGCTTTTTCTTTTTCGTTCAATCGCTCCTCCAACTTGTTGTACTTTTCCATCAGCTCTTGATAGCGAGTATCATTGCCATTGTTTTCCGTTGCAACATTTGGTAAAGTATTCTCTGAAACTTTCTTTTCCGGCTTGTAGCTCTTTTTGAACTCTTCTACCTTTGCGTTCAACTTCGTACTGAAATCTGCGTTGTATTGTCCTTGCATTGACTTGAAAAACTCTGCACCTCGTTTGAAATAATTCTCATCCGGTTCTTGTCCTTCCGATACAGGATTTAGTTCAACGTATTTTCCAATAGTTCTGTCACTGAAATCGGTTGTTCCGATTTGCTCTTTAATTGTGGAAATGATTTTTTCTGTTTCCATGTCTAGTTTAGTTTTTGTGTTATATAGTGTGCGGTTTTTCCGCATCAAAATACATATTTATTCAATATTCAACCGCAAATATATACAATTTTAATTTAAAAACAAGAAAAAATGTGGAAAATATTCAATAAATATTCAATTTTATGTATATATTTGCAAATAATTATACGTTTTATATGTTTTCGGAAACTGAATTAGACAATGTAGTAAAAACAAAAAACGGGAGTTCAGTTTGCTCTTACGAGAAAATGGATTCTGTTCGTTCGGCAGAAATGAAAAATGTCGAATCAAAAAATATTACACCTCAAAAAGGAGGACAGGAAAATATGCTATCTATTGACGTAGATATACTTATAGGAGGTGGTTCGAGAGGCGGTTCTAAGTCCTTCTCATTGCTTTTAGAATCCTTGAAAGACGTAAGTTCAAAACGTTTCAATGCGATTCTGTTCAGAAAGGAAGTTGATGATTTACAGAACCTAATTGATGAGTCAAATAACATATACTCTCAATTTGGAACATATAATAAATCTAAAACTGATATGACTTGGAATCTGAATAATGGAGGTTCTATAAAGTTCAATTATTATTCTGATAGTTTTGATGATTTTAAAATAAGATTTCAAGGTAAGCAGTTCGCTTATATAGGAATTGACGAAATCACGCATATAGAATACAATAAATTCAAGTACCTTATAACGTGTAATCGTAACGCATACGGAATTAGAAATAGATTTTGGGGTACTTGTAATCCAGACCCAGATAGCTGGGTTGCAAAGTTCATAGATTGGTGGATTGGAGAAGATGGATTCCCTATAGAAGAAAGAAACGGAATTATCAGATATTGTTTCATGGATGGTGACGATGTTGGAACTATATATTGGGGCAACACAAGAGAGGAAGTTTATGAGCAATGCAAGGAAACAATAGATAGATATTGGAAAGAAGAATATAGTGAATACGGAACTCCACAGGAACTTTTCATAAAATCGGTAGCTTTTGTAGAAGCAAAATTATCAGATAATAAGAAATTGCTTCAATCAGACCCTACCTACCTAGCAAATCTTGCAAATCAGAGCGAGGAACAGAGAGCAAGAGATTTAGACGGAAATTGGAAATACAAATCAGTTGGAGACGATTTGATAAAGCTAGACAACATGGAAAAGTTCTTTAAGAACGATATTCAAGTTGGAGACGGACACAGAAGATGCTCTTGCGACGTTGCTTTCGATGGTGGAGATAATCTTGTTCTTTGGCTGTGGATAGGTAATCATATACAAGACATATTCACATGCTCAAAGAACTCAAAGATAGTGTTGCAGACAGTAAAGAATAAATTGGAAGAGTGGCGTGTTCTTGAAGAGGACTTCACCTATGACCTTAGCGGAATAGGCCAGTCTTTCAAAGGATTCTTTCCTAATGCAATACCTTTCAACAATCGTGAATCAGTAGAAGAGAAATACAAGTGGCAATACGATAATATAAAGTCTCAATGTGCATATCTTTTCTATCACGCACTTAACGATGGAGAAATATCTATTAATCCCGACTTACTTAGTTTGAAATTTAGCGGAAACGGATATAAGAACATGACATTGCGTGATATTCTTATGAACGAGAGAAAAGCTATCAAGCAAGATATAAATAATACCGACAAGGGTTTCTGTATTATAAAAAAAATAATCATGAAACAAATTGTCAGACACTCTCCGGACTTCATCGAGGCTATGTTGATGAGGTTTATTTTCAACATAAAAAACAAAAAGCATAAATTTATAGGGATGGAATGGCTATGAAACGATTAACAGAAGTACTTACAAAAAAACCTTTTGGAAGGGCATTGCCTAAAGGTTATCAAACGGGAGAAATCACAACAGACCTCTCTTTGTCGTCTTATCCGGAAGACAAAGTTTTTTACAAAATAATCACACAGGCAGATTATTTGAGGGAACTATATCCTAGTGGTCATCTTATAAACGATACCAACTATTATCCAAACAAATACAAGAAGGTTCCTAAAACAAACGGGAATGGAGAGCATATAAAAGATTCAGAAGGTAACGATATATATGAATACCATACGCAGAATGTTGCGAGAATATCGTTCCCTTTCCAAGAAATTATAAAGACGCAGCAGCTTATACATCTGTGCGGAAATGACCTTCATCATGAATTAAATTCAGATATAGACGACGAGTCTACAAACAAGCTATTCGAGAACTTTAAAAAAGGTTGGTATGAAAAGCAGATGGATTCAACTTCATTCCATTTTTGCGATAGTATAAAATCAACTGGTGACGGGGCAATCGTATTCTATATAGCAAATGGTAAGATGGGTACAAAGGTTCTTTCCTATTTAAACGGAGATACGCTATATCCTCATTACGACAGTATAAATGGAAAATTGAATTGCTTTGCAAGAAAGTATGAAGATTTAGACGAGAATGGCGATACGACAACAACGTATGTTGAAGTTTGGGATGAGAAATATCTATATAGATACAAGCAGGGAAATAGCGGATTCAATGGAGTATTGAACAAAATAGCTTCATTCTTCAAACTTGACGGATATAGTCTGTTAAGTGTAGAAGAACACAAGTGCAAGGAAGTTCCTATCATATATTATCGTGATCCAAAGGGTGCTTGCTGGTCTGACGTTCAAGACACGATAGATATGTACGAGCTAGGATTCTCACATCTTTGCCAAAACAACATGGCATACGCATTCCCAATACTTGTACTTAAAGGTGACAACGTAAGCATCGAGGGAGACATAACAGATGGTTCTGTGAAAGGTATAACGGGTGATACAACCATGGAAGCCGATTATCTGAAAGCTCCGGAAAGCCCAGAAAGTTTCAAACTTCAACTTGAAACAATGCTTAAAAACATATTCTTAGGTTCTTTCACCGTTCAACCACCGGAAATAAAAAGTGGAGATACGCCGGGAGTTTCCGTAAAACTCATCTATTCACCTTCTATAGAGAAGGCCATGGAAGATATTGCAAACCTTTCGCAGTGTTTCCAAGAAATGACGAATCTTTTCAAATACTTCTACGGACTAGAGACATCTTCTCTTGTAAGAATGGTAAGTCTTGATATTCTGACGTGGGCTATACCTTATATTCACCAAAACACGCAGGAACTCATTAACAATCTTGTTCAGCAGGTCGGTTCTGGAATATTGTCAAAGCAGACGGCTTCTGAGACTACTGGTTTTGGAAAGAACAACGAATGGCAAAGAATTATCGCAGAACAAAAAGAATCTCAACAGAGCGATATGCTTTCAACTCTTGTAAAACAGCAGCAGAAGGCGGTAGACACGGCTAACAGCAATGCAGATACGGCAATAAAGCAGCAACAGAACAATAGTAACAAGACACCGAACAATGGAAAGTA